TTGAACATCTCCACTACTAGATGCTAAATGTAATAATGTATCAGGACTTGTAGTACCTATACCTACATTTTGATTAGAATCAAGAGTAAACCCTGCTGTTCCATCTGTTTGTAACTTAATAGTATCTGTAGTAAAATTAATTGCAGTATTATCATCATCATTATGATGTATAAATTGGTCTACACCTATATTTCCTGCTACATCTAATGTATAAGTAGGATTTGTAGTACCTATACCTACTCTATTGTTAGTAGAATCAACGTGTAATGTGCTTGTATCTACTGTTAAATCGCCTGATATTTTAGCATTACCACTAACGTGTAATTTTTCACTTGGACTTGCAGTTCCTATACCAACATTAGCTCCATTAGTACCATTAAGTATTAAATCGCCATCTGCTTGTAATGTTATTTCAGCACCACCTGTACCATCATAAGTAATAACAAAACCACTATCATTACTATTATTTTGAAAATATTGTCTAACTATATCGTGGTCATTTAAAAACATTAGTCCACCTGTATTGCCTGAACCTTGCAAATGCAATAATCCTTGAGGGCTTGTAGTACCAATACCTACTCTACCATCAGTTTCAATATACATAGCAGGAGATGAAATGCTATTAGCATCTGCATCATTAACTGTAAATCTTAAAGCATCTGTACTTGATAATCCACCACCAAACCCACTATAATTTGCTAATAAAGATACAGAATCTCCACTTGCTCTTTTAACTCTTACACCACTTGGTCCTGAAAAACTTGATTCTACATCAATTCCTATTTGACTTGAACTTGTAACATCTATTGCACCTGTAAGCGAACCACCTGATAGGTTTAACTTAGTTGCTAAACTATTAGTAACTGTAGTAGCAAAGTTAGCATCATCATTAAGTGCTTCAGCAAGTTCGTTAAGTGTATCTAGTGTTGCAGGTGCAGAATCAACTAATCCTGCTACTTCGTTATCTACATAGGCTTTTACTGATTGTTGTGTAGGTATTTTAGTTGCCGAGTTTGACGACATATTATCTTCATCTACAAAACTATCTATTGTTATAGAACCATCAGTAAGATTAGTAAACTCTACATTATTACCATCAAGTATTAAAGGTGTATTAGTACCATCTGTAAATTTTAATGAGGTAGTGCTTGAATCACGTCTTAATTCAAAGTTTCCCATAGAATTATTGATTTTTAAACTTGCTCTTGTGTTAGCAGCACTACTAATTCTTAGCATAGAATTAACGTGTTGCTTAGATTGTAATATAAATTGTGGTGATGTATCACTATCTGAAAATACTTTTAAATCACCTTGTATTACTGTGTCTTTGGCTTTTAGTTTACCTTTAATTTCAACTTCGCCATCAACACTACCATCAGGTGTAGGCGAGGAAACATTTATTATAGATGCTTCCCCACCAACTTTCAAAGGTTGTTTATCATTAGACAAAGGGTAGCCATCACCTAAAGTGACTTCATTAACTAATCTACCTTCTTTTGTCTTTTGATATGGCATTAATCTACTCGTAACCCTTTAATAAATCCTCTTACAGCTGAACCTACAAAGTTATCTAGTAAATCAATAAAATATGGTTCTACTGTTTTGTTCCATATATTCTTACTGAATTTCCACTTAGATAACCCTAAAGTCATAACTTTACCTGCATTGTAGCATATTGCCTCAACCCAAGCACATATTTGCTTATTTGGTACCTTTTTAAGGATATATAGTACAATACCTCCACCTGTACCACCCATTAATAAATCTGAATTGTTTACTATAAAATCTAACATATTACTTCTCCTTTATAATTGCTTCTAAAAGCTCGACACGATTACGAAGTCTTGCAACCTCATCATCTAACTCGTTTGGTTCTTCAACGTATTTTAGGATTTTATCTAATTTGAATTGCTTTGATAACAGCTTGACTGCTGCTTGTATTATCATTTTTTGCACTATCATTTCCCATTTCCGTCTATTAATTCACCCCATAACGAAGTTCTGCCATTTATTATCTGTATAATGTGAACTGTAAATAGTCCACCTCTATAAAAATCTACTATTGCAAAAGCGTGTGCCCAATTTGTACTTCTACCATTAAGCCACTCATTTGCTTCATCACTCATATCCTTTAAACACCCAATACTCCACGCAGACTTTGGTCCGTCTAAATGGGTAGCAGACATTTGTTGTATATCGTGCCAATGTCCATACATTACATTTGCACCTAGTTTACGCAAATGATTGCTAGTATGGTACTGTCCACCATATTCGTGTCCGTGATATAAGTATAATTTACCCAATTTTAACTTTTTTCCAAAGGGAATATACTTATAACCTCTACCCTTTAAGTCTACTGCATTAGCAAACTTATACTGTGGTATATAAGGATATTTGTCTACAGCCATATTTAACCAGTTATCGTGATTACCTTCAGTAAAGTATTTTTCTTCACAGTTTACTTTATCTAAAGATTCGTCAATCTGGTCCATACCTGCATTGACATCTTTTACATCTTTTTCGAAATCTTTTATTAAGAACTCCAGAGGAGGAGCTTTCTTGCGTTTGTATTTCCAAGCTGAAAACGCTTCCCATTCGCCAACATCACCTAAGTCTACATAAGCGTCTGGCTTGACTATTTCAATAGTCTTTTTTAAGACATTTATGGAAGGTTGGTCGTGTAGAGGAAAGTGTTTATCAGGCGTTACGATTACTCTCTTAACTACACCTTTACTCATCTACTTTATCTCGCTTTTTATTTGTTTTATTCTATACATAAAATAAGCAATAAGTACAATCATATACCCTACTTCCACTACTGGACTAAATACGTCTGCCCAGTTTACTATATAGCCACTTAAACCAAGTCCACCAACTTTTAGACTGTCAATGTCCACTATCCACCTCTTTTACTCTATTACTTAATTCTTTTGCTCTATTAGGTGTTTGTCTTGCCCATAAACTATCTAGCATTTCTACCGATGCTTCTTCCCATCGTTTATCTTGTAGGTATGCTAATGTTTTTTTAAACTTAGAAACGCCTGTAACACCTAATTGATAACACATTTCCATTACGACATCTTTAATTTCTTGTGGCATATACTTATACCAACTAAATTTTAGATTAACTCTATCTTCTAACGCTTTTAACTTACGTTCTAAAATAATGTCGCATATATCTCTATCTAATTCTAAATCTTTTATTGCAAAGCCGTAGCCTATAGTATCTATCCCTAAACTATCCTTATATACTATACCTACATAACCTTCGTGTTCTTTTATACTTTCTATTAATGACATATTATCCTTTTAAAAAGAGGGTGGCACAAAACCACCCTCTGATTATTGTCTACTTAGTCTATACTATACGTTTTTAGATAAACCAATGATTCTTCTATCACCTGCAACAGCAGAGTTTCTAACTGCACAACCATAGATAGCATCTACAGTAACTAAGTCAGAAAGGTATCTGTGTTGGTAAGACTGTTGTACTCTAGGTGCTTGAGAAGCAGCATAGTATAATGCTGAGTTATGGATACAGAAGCCTCTAAGAATATCATCATTAGTAGCACCATCTGTATCAAAACCACCCCAAGCTGTTACACCTTTGTCTGCATCAGCAGAAACAGAACCTACATCTAAGTAAGGACTTTGTGTAACTACTACGTTCATACCTAGTATGTTACCTGCAACACCTGTAGAAGCAAAATTAGCACCTAATGGTCCATTTGTACCTCTAACAAAACCAGCAGCAGAATCTAAAGCAGCTAAAGAAGCATATAAAGTTGGACTTAAAACCATTGTCCAGCCATCTGTACTTCCTGTTTCAAGAATTACTGCTTTAAATATGTCGTCAATATTAGATGCTGATATAGCATCACCCACTTCTAACATATCAACTGTATCTTGTGTAGCACCACTTGCATCACCGTGAGCTGTAGTTAAATTATCAACAATTTTATACATTAAGTAGTTATCAACACCTCTACCTATTGCATAAGCCATTTGGTCAGCATACATATTAAATAAATTGTATGAAGATTGTGCTTTAACTGCATCAGGAATAAAAAGTGAAGTTACTTTATGTTGGTCTATTGTTAATGCTGTTTCAGTTGATGTCATAGAATCACCTGAAGTTGTATCAGAATCAATAGCTGTACCTTGAGTAACTGATGATAATGGTGTAACACCAATGTGTGGTAAGTGAACTTTGTCTGCACCTTGTGCTTCTGCTGATAAATCATTAGCTAAAGGTAACATAACTGTGTTCGTTTGAAATTTATCAAGAATTGCTTGTCCCCATACTTCAGGAACGAAAGCATCTCCGATATTTGCCGATACTGCACCTGCCCCACCTGACAGGACATTAACGTCTAATGGGTCTGTAATATTTGCCATTTAAAATCTCCTAACTATTTTTTAGCAAAAGACTTTACGATGTCACTCCAATTCTTTTCTTTATCTTTGTTTGACATTTTATGCCAATCTTCAGATATTGATTTACCTTTAACAGTTGCCCTAACATTAGGTTCTGAAGGCGTTTTAGAATTTAGCTGTGAAACCATAAACTCTAATACATCTAAATCTTTGTCTTTAAATTGTTCACGCTGATTCTCAGGTAACTGTTCTAATAAAGTGTTTTTTCTATTAGTAAGTATTGCTTCGTATTTTTCTTTATAAGGATTGAGTTCATTTACTTGTGCTTCAAATTTCTCAGCCAAAGTTTTAAATTCCTCTTTTTCCTTTAACTTAGCATTTTCTTGCTGTTCCAACTGCTTTTGTAGTTCAGATAGCTTAGATTCAGCCTCTTGTGCTCTTTTTCTATACTTTTTGCTTTCTGCTATGTACTCATTTTGAGCAACTTCTTGAGTAACATTCTCTGTATCACTATCCACTACTGTTTCATTAGATACTTTTGCTTCTTCGGACATACTGCCCTCCTATATGTTGTATAATTGGTAACGCAAAATACAATATCTTGCATTTGTCATATATCGTAACTTAAATTAGAAAGGTATTAAAATGCAAGTTTTAAATAATTATAAACAAAAATGGTTTGATTTTTTAGGCTATGAGCCACACGAGGGTCAGCGTAAATTGCATTTTCCTACCAAAGATTCTGCTAGGTTTTTTGTAATGGTTTGTGGGAGGCGTTTCGGGAAGACTACGGCATCGGCAATGGAAGCGACATTCTACGCCTCCCAGCCGAATCAACGTATATGGCTTGTTGGTCTTTCCTATGATAAAGCCGATTTGATGTTCAGAGAAGTATGGGACAAGATGGTAAAAGGTCGTCAAAACGATATTATCAAGGCTTCTGAGAAAGAAAGATATGTTAAATTCAAGTGGGGAACAGTAGTAGAAGCTAAATCTGCCGATAACCCTGATTCACTTGTAGGTGAAGGGTTGGATCTGTTGATTATAGACGAAGCAGCTAAAGTTAGACCTAGAATTTGGGATATGTATTTATCTCCCACATTATCTGACAGAAAAGGAAAAGCGATATTTATATCAACGCCAGAAGGGTTTAATTGGTTATATGATTTGTTTTTGCTTGGAAAAAGTGATGAACTTTGGGAATCACATC